CTTTATGGTTTTTCTGTTTCTTCCAGTCCTCAAAGTTCTTTAAGTTTTGAGGATCGCTATAAAATTTTTTGACGGCAGTAAGAAAAGTAGAACTGAGTTGTTGAATGTCTGAGCTCTGGATCTGCGATGCATCAATCTGCGCTACCATCGTCCGTGTCCCTGCTTGCACTTAAAATTTTGGATTCAAGCCTTGTCAGACCTTCAATGATTCGATTCTTTGTCTTTTCCTTTGCCTCGTCGTTCTCGAATACCTTATTGCCGTTGAGGACGGTTGACAGATATGCTGCTGAGTAACCACATTCCTCCGCTAACTGCAAATTGCTGATACGGCAACGATGCATACGCCCGACAACCTCTGCCGTCCAATCCTCGTTTAAGAGTGCGTCCATCGGTTTACCTCCTTCTGTTAAAAAATTTTATCTGTTTTCAGTTGAAAAAATTTAACTAATGAAGTATAATAGGACTACCACATCAACTACATACCTCTTTTTACTTGCTCCCGATACAGGAAATATCGGGGGTCTGGTATTTATTTGTCAAATTTATTTAACTGATAATCAGAGTATAGCCAAATAAATTTGACTTGTCAAGAGGTTTTGTCAATTTTTTTTAACTGAGGAGGCCTATTATGAATTTCTATGACAGATATACGGCTATATGTACAGAAAAAGGTATTGAACCATGCTCACAGAAAGCGGCTGAGGCTTTCGGTGTAACAAGAGCTACAATCTCAGTGTGGAATAAGAAAAATACGGCGCCAAAGGGCGAAACTGTAAAAGTTATTGCGGATGCGCTGGGGGTGTCATGCGATTATCTTTTAGGTAGAACAGAGGATCCGACCGATTACAGTAACCCGGAACTCGCTGCTGAGATGTCCGGACCGGTACTTGATTACTTTGATGGAGATGTAAAAAAGGCTGTTGACTTTCATAAAGCAGTAGATGCAGATGTGCAAAAAGAAAAGTCTCAGATACCGGAAATCCTTAAAATGTATAATCAGCTTGATAGCTCCGATAGAATAAAAGTAGAGGGAATCATTCAAGGTCTACTTTTACAAGATAAATACCAAACAAAACAAAAGTTAGGGTAATTAGAGAAGGAAAAATTATACGTATAAAGTTTAAGAAGGAATAGATACGGCAGATTGTGTATGCCAGAACTGCGTATACACCTGGAAAGCCTGAGTGTGTAGCCGTATACAGAGAGGAGGCACTGCATGGCAAAAGCAAAACAAAAAGCAGCTACAAATGATATAAGCAAACTCGCTGTTATATATGCCAGGTACTCATCCCATAACCAGACGGAACAGTCGATAGAAGGACAGCTCGCAGCAGGACACCGATACGCTGACCTTAAAGGCTATACAGTAGTGCATGAGTATATAGACCGCGCTATGACCGGCCGTAATGACAACAGAGACGATTTTCAGAAAATGCTATCTGATACCAGTAAAAAGCAATTCGGCGCAATCATTGTGTGGAAGGTGGACCGTTTTGGTCGAAATCGTGAGGAAATCACTTTCAACAAGTACCGCTGTAAAAAGAATGGAGTCCGTGTTGAGTATGTCGCTGAGAATTTACCGGATTCTCCTGAGGGCGTTATTCTCGAAAGTGTCTTAGAAGGCATGGCAGAGTATTACAGTCTGCAGCTTTCACAGAATGTACAGAGAGGGCTTTTAGAAAGCGCCAAAAAGCATCAGGTTATTGGAGGCAATGTTCCACTGGGACTTATGATGGATGCGCATAAAAAATATGTACCAGATCCGAAAACCGCACCTACAGTAAAACTGATATTTGATATGTACGCTGAGGGCAGCACCACGTCTGAAATAATCAATCACTTAAATAGCATCGGTATGAGGACAAAAGCTGGAAAGCCATTTACAAAAAGCAGTCTTACAACGGTACTAAAAAATGAGAAATATATCGGCGTGTATAAATACAAAGACATAATCAGAGATGAGGGCGTCATACCGCCTATCGTTGATAAAGAGATTTTTTATAAGGTGCAGGAACTGTTGAAAGTAAACCGCCGGATGCCATCGCATAAATGGAGCTATTCGGACTACATTCTTACAGACAAGCTCTTTTGTGGTAAATGTGGAACAGCAATGGTGGGCGAAAGCGGATTCGGCAAAATGGGCGTCAAGTACAGCTATTATATATGCGCTAAGAGACGTAAAGATAAGACCTGCGATAAAAAGCCAGTACGCCAAGAATGGATAGAGGAAATCGTACTACAGCGCGTTCAGGGCATATTGCAGAATGAGGAGCTGTTGGAGTTTATAGCAGAAAACACATGGCAATATTATCTTGCCCAAGATGAGAGCATGGAAAAACTAAAAGGACTACAGACGGAACTTGACAAGGTGGAAAAGTCAGCAGCCAATCTTATGAAAGCGATTGAGGCCGGAATATTTAATGATATGACAAAAGCTCGCATGGATGAGCTGGACGATCAAAGAGCTGTAATAAAAAAGGCAATGGCGGAGATCGAAATAGAAAAAGGGTTCAAACTTACAAAGGACCACATATTGTACTTTCTGGAGCAGTTTAAGAAATTGGACTACAAAGACAGGGATTGTCAGCGGAGACTTATAGATGTGTTTGTAAATTCTATATTTGTATATGACGACAAATTGAGGATAGCCTTTAATTTTGGAGGCCCAGACAGCACTATAACGCTTAATGAAGTTGACAAGGCAGACCGCGGCGAAGGGTTCGTATGCTGCGCGTCTTGCCCTGTTATTAAACCTTGAAGCAAGATAGTTGTTTCAAGGTTTTTTTTGTTTAAAAATGAAAATAGATGTATTATAATGGGCATAAAGTATTTATTTTAAATGATATTAATTTTGTATTTCAAAATGGATTACAAATGTAAGGAGGATTTTGAAATGAAGGAAAAACTTAAGATTAATGTGACGAAGCCACAATATGTGCAGGTATCTGATATTACATATGCGCAGGTGGATTCGTGGTATGATCACTGTCGCAGGGATTTAAAACTCGATTTAATATATCCGGAAGATATGTCTGACAAGCGTTATCCTTGTATAGTATGGATATGCGGTGGTGGATGGATAAGGATGGATAAGTCAGCACATCTATCATATCTTAGCACGCTTGCACATCAGGGCTTTGTTGTCTGCAGTGTGGAATACCGCACATCAAATGAGGGTTGCTATCCTATGCAGATAGAGGATGTGAAGGCTGCAATCAGGTATTTGAAGGCACATGCAGATAGATACAGAATTGATAAGGAACATTTTGGTGCGATGGGAGAATCAGCCGGAGGATTTTTGACATGTATGGCGGCATTGGATCATGATAAAGCTCATGATGTTGGAGAATATCTTGAAGAATCAAGCAATATTCAGGCAGCATGTCCATGGTATCCACCTACTAACCTTAGCACATTTAAGTATAAAGATGCCGAAGAATGCGCAGCATCTATG